ACAAGAACCGAGACAAGAGACAGAACAATTCGGGCATATACACACAAAACAATATGATCAAGGTTCAAATCATACACGAGACCAAGAACGACAACTGGATGGGTTTGATTGAAGGCGAATCGGACATCATTCAAATCTTGGAAGATGGGATGGTTGATGAACATCAAATCGTTGCCATCTCGCAGTTGTTTGAAAACACCCAACTCTATATGCGAGGAGGTCACATAATCGTCATTGAAGAAAACTATTATACCTTTGTTGTCAAATGGATGCAGTCAACCCAAACCACTACAAGCAAGGCGAAATAGAATGTATTGATGCCATTGAATCTGCCACCATTAAGAAGAAAGGATTGGTTGCGGTTTGCACTGGTAATATCATTAAATATTTGTGGAGATGCGAGGACAAGAACGGCTTGGAAGATTTGTACAAAGCGAAGTGGTATCTTGACAAGCTCATCGCAGAAAAAGAAAAACAATCAAAGAAGAATGCTACCTTATAAGATGAAAGCAATGATAAAAATATCAACCTATGGGTTAATTTTTTGGTCGTTGAATTTATCCGGTCAAGTGCTGATTGATACCAATACAATCAAACAAGCCAACACATATTTGGTCAAAGGTGCAATCGCAAGGGAACAAGTCACTCATCTACGCAAAATTGTGACTGCCGATTCCATCATTATTGCCGAACAAGATTCCATCATTGTCAAGGTGCGAATCAATAACGCACATCTTCGGGAGAAGAACAAAGCACTTGTGAGTGAAAATAAAGCCATCTCACGCACTTTGTCGGTGTTTAAGAGTATAAGTATAGGTCTATTAGTTTTAACGCTTGTGGGATGGCTACAATAGATATTAGCAAACTGGGTGATTCCCTTGATTCGTTTTTGGATGATGCAAATGATCCGAATTCTTTGCTTCAACAAATCATTGTAACTTGGTGGAATCAAAAGGTTTATCCAGCCATCGCCAAATCTATGGATGATAAAGGGGTGAATGCGTCATCTGCTTTGAAACAATCCTTTGTTCCCGGTGAGATCACCAAAACACCCACATCAATTAACACAATTTTACTTGCAGAGGATTACTGGGAGTTTGTTGAATACGGAAGGAAGCCAACGAGGAACGGTCACACCGAAGGCACACCGTATCTATGGCAGTCAATCAAAGAATGGATGGCATACAAAGGCATCAAGCCTACGAACCCTGATATGAGTTATGATTCACTTGCAAAAGCCATCGCACGAAAGATTCACAGAAGGGGTACAAAAGCAACTCACTTTTTGTCCGATGCGTTCACCGATTCCTTACAGATGGAATTGGTAAATGAGTTGAATGCCCGTCTTGGTGATTTGATTTTTTCCGTGGATGTGAAAAGTTAATCGCACAAAAAGAAAAGTTTATTTGCATTATTAGAAAGTTTATTTTACTTTTGCTCTTGTTATGGATTACAACAAAGCAATTGAAACAATTAAACTGAAACGCAGACAAGGGCTATTCCAAATAGTCGCTCGTAAAACAGGGGTATCACTTCCAACGGTAAGAAAGTATTTGGTTGAGGGAAACATCGTTTCTCCAAAAGCCAAAGCAGTCATTGAAATTGCATTGAGGGAGGTGAACAATGATTGAATGTACTGCTAATGGGTGGATTTATGTTGCTCAAGATGGGGCAAAATATGTCTATACTGATCAACAAGTTGAGAACTACTTTCTTAATAATCACTTTGAAGAGATTGAAGCCTACTTGATAAGTGCCAATGAGATGTTTCACGGATGCGTTACAAAGAATGTGGTGGGTGTGGCATCGGAGATTTTTCAATTCAAAGAACCTGAGAAGTTTACAATCTTCTTTATGCTCGGACAAAAAACAAATTTCCTATGAATAAGTCAGAATCAATTAAGAACATCGCTGGTGCATTGGTAAAATTTCAAGCATCGGTGAGCAAGGTAGCAAAGGAAGCCAACAATCCTTTCTTCAAATCCAAGTATGCGTCATTGGCGAACATACTGGACACCATCCAAAAGCCATTGAGCGAATGCGGTTTGGCAATCAGTCAATTCCCTGATGAGAACGCACTCACAACCATCATCCTTCACGCTGATTCAGGCGAGTGGATGGAATCATCTTATGTGATGCCAGTTGCAAAGCAGAACGATCCACAAGCAATGGGAAGTGCATTGACCTACGCACGGAGGTATGCACTCGGTTCGATCCTAAACTTGAACATTGATGATGATGACGATGGTGAGAAAGCAATGGGAAGACAGATTCCAAAGAAAGATGAACTCACACCAAAGCATCCATCGTGGAACAAAGCCGTTGAGCATTTGAAGACAGGCGGATTGATGACCGACATCACAAGCAAGTTTGAGGTATCTCCAGTCAATATGAAACTTTTAATCGGTGAGAAATGAATAACACACATCCAGTTATTCACGCTTCTTTGAACGAAGAAGATTGGCAAAGGTTGAGAAGTTCACGCTTCACCGCTTCCGAAATCCATAAACTGATGGGAACTCCGAAAAACAAATCGGAGTACCTGTCGGAAACTGCGAAATCATTTGTCTTTGAGAAGGCTGCGGAATACTTAACCGGTGCGAAATCGGAGATTTATGGTCGGGCTTTGGATTGGGGCAAGGAACACGAGAAGGAAGCCTTCCACTATTTCTCCCAACAAACCGATGATTTCTTCACTTACTACGGTGCAGAGACATACACCTTCATCACTTATGGCGAATGGGGAGGGTATTCACCTGATGCACTTGGTCACCAGTTGGTAGAAATCAAATGTCCGTTCAATTCAGGCAACCACCTTCAAAACTTCTTCATCAAAAACAACGAGCAACTCAAGTCAAAACGCACGGAATATTTTTGGCAGATGCAGATGGGAATGATTGCAACCGGATTGGAAGAAGGTTTGTTTGTTTCATATGATCCACGAATGCCCATTGGGAAGAAGCTCACAACAACTCTCATCACTTTGGAAGAGGACATCCAAGAAATCATTGATGAGAAATTGACCTACGCTGGGGAGTTGTTTTTGTCAATCACAAAATAAATCGTTCATTCACAAAAGAAATAGTAAAATAAATTTGCATAACTGAAAAAAAGGTTGTTAGTTTGAATCATGATACAAACAAATATGAAAAACGAAGAAGTGAACGCAGTAGTAGCAAAATTGACTTTGTCAACTGATATCGTGACCGAAGTAGCAACCACAACCGACAAGCACTATTCTTTGAATGAAAGATTTGAAGTTTTGAGAGATGGTAAAGTTTACTTTATCTCTATTAAAAAAGTAGATGTAATTGGTCAAGTTATCAAATCTCATGTTAGATTGGATGTTGATACTAACTTGCCAACACAAGTGAAGCCATTAACAAAGAAGCAAATAAAAATCATGGAACTCGAAGAAAGGTTGAGAATAGCAAAAGCAAACAACTGCAAACATGAAATTTATCAGTGCAGAGTTGATCTTTCAAAATTGTACTAAAAACAACCGGGGGTGTAAAAACCCCCTTAAATTTGATTATATGAGCAACTATATAAAAGCCGAAGGATTTGATTCTGCAATCATTGGGATTGATACAAATCAAGAACGGATTATTTACAGCAAACAACAAATGATAAATACACTGGTTTTGGATGGTCTGTCAATTGATGAATCTATTGAATATCTTGAACACAATACTTGGAACTCATCAATACAAAAACATAGCCCGATATATTTACACCCAATTACAAATGAAACATTAATTGAATTGATATGACACTTGACATAATTTATCCAATCGTTTTAACACCCATCGTTTTTGCGGTGGGTTACTCTATCCATTGCATTAAGAAAGCAATGAACCAAGAACTTCCTGAAGCCAAGCCGTATGAGTTTGAAAGGGATGAGTACAAGCCAGAGTTTGACCAATTCAGTCAAACAATCTTCAATCACAAATTCTATAAAGGAAAAGCAAAATGATAACTTACTTAATCTTGGGCGGTGTGACTGTCCTTCTCGCTTACCGGTTGTGGCAAGTTGAGAGAAACGCAGAGGAATTGCAAGAAGCAATCAACAAAAAGAATCGCAACATTTGGGATTTGGAAACAGAAATCTTGACGATCAGGTCAACCATCCAGCAAGGCAAGGATGATTTGAACAGCTCAAGGATGATTAGTGAGAAACGAATCGCAGAACTAGAAGACAAATTGCAAACTTTCAAGAACCAATTTACAGAATTGAAAAATGTTAAAAGCAAGGGTAGTAAAAGCGACAATTAATTTCATTGAGAAATGGCGTGTGTACTTCGCTGGAGAATTACTCGCCACCTTTGAAACGGAAAAAGATGCACGAGATTATGCAGAATTTATAGACCGACAATGAAGATCAGGGTTAAACACAGGAACACGGAGATAGAACTTGAGGACATTAAGACCATCAATCACAATCTTGATATCATCAGTTTAATCAAAGCAATCTCACAACAGATTCAAGAAATAATCAAAGCAGAAAATGAAGACACCAATTGACCGACTTGTTGAACACCTACGCACAGAATACCCGGATTTGGATATAAGTCCGCATATGGTGTTTAACTTCAAACAACTGGAGAAGATGGAGCAACAACTTGCATACAATGCCGGGTTTGCCAATGCTAAAAAAATCTATCAAGAGAAAACAGTATGAATGTAACTAAAGAACTTGTGAGACAATTGCTTGAGCAATATCCGCAAACAAGAGACAACGACAACCTGTTGATGTCAATCATTTGGCGTGGCGAATCAAATCTGTTCAACTTTTATTCTCGTTTGGAATCAGGCAAACTAACACCAGCAGAGACCATCCGCAGATGTCGTCAACGGTTGCAGTTAGATCACCCTGAATTACGAGGTACGATGTATGAGCTGAGACAAAAACATCAAGCAAAAGTAAAAAAAGAATTGGGATACAATGTGTAAGGTAATCAATTTCAGTGGTGGAAGAACTTCCGCATATATGACAAAACGCCTAATTGATGAAGGCGGTGAATATCTTGTGACCTTTCAAAACACTGGAAAAGAAATGCCACAAACATTGGAGTTTATTAATGAATGTGATAAGCGGTGGAATTTGAATATGGTTTGGTTAGAATATCGCAAACCAGCAACCTTTGAAGTTGTAACATATGACACCGCTTCACGCATTGGGAGACCATTTGACGAACTATTAGAGCAAAGACCATCATCTATACCCAATCAACAATTTAGATACTGTACACTCGAAATGAAAATCAACACTTTAAAAAGATATTTGAAAAGTATTGGTATTGAAAATTACACGAGTTACAATGGCATCCGATATGATGAACCGAGGAGATGGGCAAAAATAAACGCAACGGATTTGGATGTTGAATTGCCTTTGGTAAAATGGAAGACAACAAAAGCAGATGTATTAAATTGGTGGAAACAACAACCATTTGATTTGATGGTAAACGAACCTTATGGGAACTGTGATTGTTGTTTCCTAAAGGGCAAAGGTAAACTTGCAATTATCGCCAAAGAGAAACCTGAATTGTTTGATTGGTGGATTAACAAAGAGAAATCAGCAACATTCAAAAAAGAAATCAGTTACCAGCAAATTAAAGACAAAGCACAATCTCAATTAGGTCTATGGGATAATGATCCATCCTTTGAATGTTTTTGCAATGTAGATTAAATGTATTATATTTGAATTGTTAAGTGAGATGTCAGATATCTCGATACTTTAACCACATTTACCCCGTTGAATTTATTGCAATCTGACTGCGATATTTTTGATGGGGTTTTTTATTTATGAAAGAACAAAACGAAGAACTGGGAATGTTCGTATTATTCCCCACAAACTATTTGGAACATATGACACCAAGACAAGCAGTCTTGATGGGTATGTTGATTGGAATGGCGAAGCGTAGTGGTTATGCTTATCCATCAAACAAAACGATTGGATCTATTTTGAATATGACAACAATCACCGTTCAAAGGGAACTTGCAATCTTGGAAGAAAAGGGTTATTTGACAAGACAATTGATTCGTGATAACAACAATCAGGTCATATCAAGAAAGATATACCCTCATATCAAAACTGATATACCCCTCATATCAAATGTGATACTACCCTCATATCAGGATTGCAACAGTAATAATGATAATACTATAAAGATAAATGAAAAGGATAAATACCCGTTTGAACAATATTGGGAATTATACTTAAAAAAAGGAGTTCGTTCAAAAGCAATGGAATCATTCAAAAAATTAAGCAATCAAGAAAAGGAGTTAATGTTAACCTTTATACCAAAATACATTAAAAACCATCAGGATGCCGACAAGGTTGAATTCATTCCACACTTTGCAACATTTATAAATCAAAAAAGATGGAACGATGAACTTCCGTACACAACAAAAAAACCAATTGAAGTAACTTCCAACAAGCCGAAAATCGCAACCCTATGAACACAGAAAGAATCATCCTATCCAATATGCTGTTTTATGATGACGCAAAGCACTTCCTACCAAGAATAAACAAGAACTGGTTTACGGATTCAATGTCATCCAAATTGATTGAGGTTATGACAGAGATGTACTACAACAACGAAGCCATTGACTATGTGAGTTTATCCAAACACTTTGACCGAATGCAAG